GTATTCTAGGTTTTTCCGGAAAATACACCAAAGAAAAAGAAAATAATTCTACAAAAGAAACGACTTAAAAAGACCCAGCTAAAGATAAATATGTCATCAAGTTATACAACCCAAAATGATTTATTGTTGAACAATTTAATGGATTTTTACAAGAAGGACAATAATTTAGATAAAATGTTGAAAATTATTACTGGCGAATCTAAAATATCACTGCGTATTGTAGACTGGTTTGCCACCAATTATGCCAAAAAATATTATACATTGTATTCTTTTGAGGATGTCAATGGAATCACCAGACGATTTAAGGTGTATGTTGATTATAAGTTGAAGCTAAAAGCTTACAGCAAACGTCGTTTTGACCCATTCTGCCGTTGGGACAGAATCAGTATTCCATACAAAGAAGAAGGAACATTTATCGAAACGACAATCGGTCAATTGAACTTTTTTAAATGGACCTTGGAAAACAAGGTGGTTGATTATATTGAGGAAAATTATGAGACGATTGAAAAGGACATGAATAATCGTAACAGTACATCCAAAAGAAAAGAAATCGCATTGGAAAATAGTGCGACCAAGACGAGAAAGAAGCGCGAGGAATTATCCGTATCAGCTACCAAGAGCATAAAAAAAGAAAAGGTGGAAATCGTGGTGAATTTTAATTAATGCTTTTGATTATAAAAACAAAAGCTTTTGCTTTTAGAAAGTTAAAGTTATTAATAAATAAACGATATAAAGAGAATACTTTATATTGTTTATAATATGTCGAATCAAATAGACATTGTTGCGTTGATTGAAGAAAACCCAATCACAAAATTATCCAAAGACTATAATGTGAAATTGTTAGTAAAAATTAAAGAACAATTTACAGATTTTGAACAACATTTATTTTTATCAAGTTTTTACTGTTACTTGAATTGTGACCCGATAAATGATTTTGTCATTGATTTAGATGATATATGGAAATGGATTGGCTTTGGGCAAAAAGTTAATGCTAAAAGAGTTTTAGAAAAAAACTTTACACTTGATAAAGATTATAAATTAACGCTTTGCCAGCTGGCAAAGCAAACAACCCATACCAAAGGTGGTCACAATAAAGAAACTTTTTTGTTAAATATAGAAACTTTTAAAAAATTTTGTCTTAAAGCCGGAACAAAAAAAGCTGACGAAATACATGATTATTACATGAAACTTGAAAAAATAATTCAACATATTTTACAGGAAGAATGTTGTGAAATAAAATTACAATTAGAACAAAAGGATAAAATTATCGAAAACCAAGTAATCCAAACCGAAAAAGAAAAAGAAAAATTAAAAGAAGATACATTGATTGAACAGTTTCCATTAAATACACAATGTATTTATATTGGGAAAATCGACAATAAAACCTTGGGAAAACCCAACAGTAAAATGTATCATGAAACCGTTATTAAATTTGGTCAAAGTAATAATTTAGCCGAAAGAGTAAAACGCCACAAAAATACCTACGATAATTTTAGGTTACACGCTGCTTATAAAGTGAAAAATAAAATAGAAATGGAAAATTGCATTAAAAAACATCCATTACTTCAAAAAAGAATTCGTCTGATAACAACAACAGATAATATAACGCATCGCGAATTATTAGCACTTGATGATGATGAGTTTACTCTGGAAAAAGTAGAAGAACTTATCAAAGAAATCATCAAGGAAAATGAATATAATATGGAAAATTACAATTTGTTAATCAAAAAGAACGACGAATTACAGAATGAAATATACAAATTAAAAGAAGAAATGTCCGAAAAAGATAAAATAATAAAAAACAGCAATAATAAAATTCAAAAATTAGAACACGATGTTACTGATGAAATTAAATTAAAAATAGCAAGTAATTATTCTATTTGTAAATACGGTTATTTTTTATACGCTTATCAATATGAAAATATGCGGTTTATTTGTTCTATTACGCGTCAAAAGGATTATGACACATTACAAAAATCTTTAAAAGATTTACATCCTGCTGGGGAAATGAAATATTTTGTGAAGTCGTCTTATCCATTTACTGAAAAAACAATGACATTTATTCTAAAACAAAATTGTGTTTCTCTTGGTCAAAATAAATTTGAAACATCGCCGGATAATATTAAAAAAATACTTGATATATCTGTGAAATTAGAGGAATTGTTAATTCATCAATCAAAAGACTTGGATACATTATCAGATATATTTTCAAACAATAAAATAACCGTTGAAAATGAAGAAACTGATCCAGAAGTTCCGATTGTAAGAAAAGCAAAGAGATCTGTTGATCAAATAAATAAAGATACCGGAGAAATCGTCGCAACATTTGAAAGTATTGAAGCAGCTGGAAGAGCTCTAGGTTTAACAACAGGTACGGCAGTGGGAATTGCCCTTAGAGAATCCCGTGTGTGTGGTGGATTTTTATGGAGATATTCGGGTATATCAAAAGAAGAACAATTCAACGAACAACCTGTTATCAAAATATGTTGTAGTACCGGAGAAAAAAAATTTTTCAAAACAATCGCGGACGCAGCAAGGGATTGTAATGTATCGGCACCCGCATTAAGACGCAGAATTCTTACACATGTTCATATAAACAATCATCATTGGATTTTTGATAAAACAGCAAATCACTATAGTTAGTAAAAAATACATATTTTATACCATTGACTATTTTTATTTACATAAATAGTCAATTACACAAAAAACAATATTAAATATTTTGTTTTATTGAATACTAATAAAACAATATATGGGTCATTCCCAATCTATTCAAAAAATAAATTTCGAAGATATGCAAACCGTGTATAAAAACCCCGAACTTTATTTGTTGATTAATACTCTCCCGGTATCGGAACAAGGTTGCCTTATATATAACACCATTAAACCTGATCAAGAAGAGAGTGTCATTAACAAATACATCGGCGGTAACAAGGGCATAAGAATCATTATCTACGGAAAAAATTCAAATGATGAATTAATATACAAAAAATACAATCAATTAATGGGATTAGGGTTTGCCAATGTATATGTATATACCGGAGGTCTTTTTGAATGGTTGATGCTACAGGATATTTACGGGTTTGATAATTTTCCAACGACTAGCAAACAATTGGATTTATTGAAATTCAAACCGAAAAAAAGATTGAATATTTCCTATATTGAAAACGGGTAAACTGGGGTGAATTTATTTCATGAGTGCCATATTGGATAATTCATCCGCGCGTTTGTTTTTATCACGATACACATGTTCATATGATATGTTTTTAAAACATTCGGCGAGTGATTTTGCTGACTGGTGTAATTCTAATAATTTCGGTGATTTCACCTGGTATTCACCGCGCATTTGTTTAATCACCAATTGACTGTCGCCACGCACTGTTAAATCACTGATTTCGCGGATAATTGCTTCTTGTAATCCAAGAAGAAGACCTCCATATTCGGCAGTATTATTCGTGGCGCGGATACCCACAAATTTAGAGGCGCCCCATACTTCTTCGCCTTTATAATATAAAACCGCACCTGCGCCACCGGGACCAGGATTATTTTTACAACATCCGTCGAAATACAAGACGTAATCAGTTTCTGGTTTTGGTGTTCTGTACATACTTTCTGGAAATATTTTTATGCCACTTTTATAACACATGTATTTATAATAATTATACATTTGTTATAGTACAAATATAATTATTCAATTTTTATTTTTTTGTTTTTTTTGAAAAAAAATAGGTATGTTATTTTACAACAAATAAGACAACTACTTTTTATATTGATATGGATCAAATTAAAATTCAACAAAAGATTTTATATTTTCTATCCACTCATCTAATACATTGCGATTTTCATAAATATCCATATTCCCATCTAATACTAATTGACGATTGGATACTTTTTGAAAATCACGATTCAACATATGGGTATGATAACTATGACACGATTTCAAATAATCAAGATGAATATTGGATTCACCTAATCGCGATCTTTTGGCAATACGTTGGTGACATATATCAGGATCAGTCTCTACATAAATGACACCATTTATCGGATAATCCTTTACAAATGCGTCAAACCATTTATTATATATTTGATAACTCACATCCTCTATTTTTCCAGTGTCGTAAAGCATTTTCGCAAACACAAATTTATCAGTATATAAACTGCGCTCGCTAATAATAATCGCACCCGGATTTTTTTCAACGGTTGTTTTTAATAAGTTCAAGCGAGAAATATATGCCATCATTTGAAATGGAAACGAATATTTGTCTTGATCGGCATAAAACTTTTGTAACATGGTATTTCCCTCGGCATCTTTGATTTCCTCCCATTCATCCACTGGTTCTTTCATAAATATAATTTTTTGATTACTTATAATTAATTCATTCTTTAAACCTTCTAGTAATGTTGATTTACCCGAACCAATATTTCCCTCAATTGTAAAGATACGTGTCATTGCTTGTTTCATTTTTATAATAAAGTATATAATT